GTGGAGTACAGCGGACTATTAATAAAGTTAAGGGCGATATTTTGGGATAAAGGGGTGGGCTAAATATTGCTGATAGACAGAGTGGGGGGAGTTCGATAGAATAAAATGGGATTTATTTTGATAAAGTGAGATGTGTGCGTAAATTTGTGCGTAACTTTAAATTTGCTGAGATGGCTGTAAATTTTTATCTCGACGTGAGAGTGGATAAACGGGGAGACGCGCCGATTAGGGTGAGTATCTCGATTCGTGGGGTGCGACTATTGACTTCATCCGGACAGAAGATTTGTCCGGCGAAATGGGATGCCAATAGGCAACTCGTACGAAAAGGTGCAACCAATGCATCGGGTGTGGTGTGGTCGGCAATAAATTCTGCACTCAATAAGATAAGGGATCACTACCTGGAGCTTGAAGGGGATTGTATTGCGCAGGGCATCCATACAACAGTGGCGGATTTAAAGGCTGATTTCGCCCGAACTTTTGGCCGATACAATCGCAACCCATCCAATGTGACGGATGGTGGTGACAATTATACGATTTTTGATTACATAGATATTTTCATAAAAGAGATGGGGGAGAGCAATGGATGGACGACAAGTACATGCCAAAAATTCTCTGCCCTTAAAAATCATTTATCTGCATTTAATGAAACACTATCGTTTGAGGAACTAAGCGAGGACAATCTGTCGAAATTCATAGTTTTTTTGAGGGAGGACCTCAACATGCGTAATTCTACGGTTGCGAAGCAGCTGGCATTTCTGAAATGGTTTCTCAGGTGGGCCACAACTAAGGGAGTTAACTCAAACAGGGCGTTTGAATCGTTTGCGCCAAAATTCAAAACGGCACCAAAAAAGGTCGTTTTTCTGGAGTGGGATGAGCTCATGCGGGTTTTTCGCTTTGAAGTGCCCGATAATGGTGTAGAAGTCCGGTTGAGGGACTGCAACGGCGAGACATATGTTAAGGTCGTTCATGACGCAGCGGCGATTGCTAAGACCCGTGATATATTTTGTTTTTGCTGTTTCACCTCTTTGCGCTATTCGGATGCTCAGAATCTCAAAAAAACAGACATTAAGAACGGTGCTATTACGATTACAACCATAAAAACAGCGGATACTCTGACCATTGAGCTGAACAAGTACGCACTTGAGATACTTGAGAAATATCTTGATCAACCGATGTCGGGAGGTTACGTGTTCCCGAGAATCACGAATCAGAGGATGAATGTCTATTTGAAAGATTTATGTGAGCTCTGTGGCATTAATCAACCGATAACACAGACCTATTATAAGGGTGCCGAGAGGCATGATGAAACAGCGCCGAAGTTTGAGATGATGGGCACGCATGCCGGTCGCAGGACATTCATATGTAATGCCCTGATGCTTGGAATCCCGGCTGAAACCGTGATGAAGTGGACTGGGCACAGCGATTACAAGGCGATGAAACCGTATATAGACATAACCAATTCTGCGAAAGCAAAAGCAATGGCCAAGTTCAATGATCTTACTTCAGAGAGTTGATGTGTTGGTCCGGTCTTTTATAAAAATCACCAATGCCCGTAAGAAGCCACATGGGGGAGACACCATAGTCTCTCACAAGGAATGAGAGCCACGACACCTGAAAGATGTCGCGTTCCGGTTCTTTCTCCAGTGTGTTCAGGTTCCATCGGTTGATGCCATACTCACGGGTAAAGGTCTGCTTTCCCCTGATTTTGCGGTCTTCCTTCAGACGATAGAGGGCTGCAAAAAAACGCTTCACGATTGCTTGGCTTTCGGGAGTTTGCATGGCATGACAGATTTAGCGATTGCATTATTGACACGGGCCTCAAGCGACTGCCGACGTTCAGCAAGGAGGTGCTCCCAGTGGGCAACCTCCTCATCGGAGAAGTCAGGATAGGATTTGCCGCTCAATACCTCCTCAAAGCGATGGATCTCATCGGGAGACATGACAGACAGGAAACGATCTAACATGAGGATAGACTGCACGTGGGCATACGTCTCCCGGCGCAGACCGAACATCTTGTCATCGTTCAGCATTTCGCCCTCACCGAGGAGCAGCCATCGGGCATTTATCTCCGGCAGTTTTTCCAGCAGCGTCAGCACAGGCTGTAACCCGAAGTTTTCTCCACGCAGCAGTTTGGCAAGATACTGAGGAGTCCAACCGAGAAGCTCGGCAAATGCCTTCTGCCGTCCACCGGTCTTATATTTGATTATATCTAAAAGGCGATTGTTCATGAGATAGCCTTTATTTTGCCGTGTGTCGCGCTGTTCAGCTTCGGGTGGCACAAGTGTCCACGGAAGACCAGAAGCGCGGCGTGTGGCGATTTTTGAGTGAAATAACTTTATCGCCTATTTATTATAGATCAAAACCGTTGCACGAAGCTGATCAGCATAATTATATATGTCATCAAGCGACTGAATCTCCACCTTCTCTTCATTGCGCTCGGCATCGAAGAGACCTATGTATTTCACCGATTTTGCATTGAATCGCAACCGACATATTGGACGGCGGTTATTATCGTCGAGCAAGATGGAAAAATACGTCTGCGCGTCCCGATATACCACACGCGACACATCTACTACAGGGCGAAGGATTGCCTTAACAATCAAATAGCCCTCTATTTCTTCCTGAGTTGTAACAATTCCTTTCTCCTCATCAACGGCAACAACGCCAAAGGGCAATGCCGGCATCTTTTCAGGATTAGGCTCGCCTGAAGGGGACTCTTCATGCGCCGTCTGTGGTTGAGGAATCTCGGTCGTTGTTTTCATTGCAATACCGAGGCGGTCTGAAATGCGATCATTGATAATGGTCTCAATAGCGGCAGAGACCAAAGGTCGGAACTGGTCGAGAACCTTCTGATTGATCACGCCAGAATAAACTTTTTTTGCAATGAAGCGTACGAATTCGTCTGCAGGATTAAATATTTCGCCCAGCAGAACGGATTTTAACTGAGTGGTATATTTTAGCTCCTGAGCAGTACTCAAAATCGCATCCACATTGTAATAGGACTTGTGAAACTTCTTCAATTGTTCAATATCCGCGTCCGAGAGGTCAAGAAGATTGACTACAAGAAACGGTTTGCTATCCATAATGTTCTGCTTCTCAAGGTCGGTATAGAACCGATACTCGACACCATTAGTAAGAGCGCCAAAGCGAGCATTTGAAGCCACAAAATATTTCTGGAGCTGGGAATTATGCAAATCAAGGTTCGATGAGCAATGTTTGCATTCAATCAAAAGGATTGTTTCGTCGTTGTGCTTTATGGCATAATCTATTTTTTCGCCCTTCTTTTTGATGAGGTCACAGTCCAACTCTGGTACGACTTCAAATGGGTTGAATACGTCATAGCCCAAAGCCGATATGAGAGGCAGCACGAAAGCGTTCTTTGTAGCTTCCTCCGTCTGGACTACATCTTTCTGAGTTTTTATGCGTTCTGCAAGTTGCAGTACGGAATCTTTAAAGTCCATTTGATATAGATTATATAGTTAACGAATTTCTGAAGATATTATGCGCTTGGCTTTGAAAAGCGCTCGCAAGTCAGCTAATGCCACAGTCATCTCACCGTATCCTTCATTATCTGATCGAAGTACCAGATAATTCTCAGTGAGAAGGTGATTGCGTGCTACGCGCTTAACCACTACATAATCGCTAAACACAGCCACTACAACACCCTCGGCATAGTGCCAGCTGCGCGCGGGTATTTCCTTTGCAAGAATTAATGACCCGGAGGGAATTGTCGGAAACATAGAATCACCATCTACCTCAAAGATTCGCAAGGAATCAATTTCATTGCGTTCGTTGCCAAAAGGCACTATCGGATACTTATCTAAATCAGCATTACGACCTTCGGAAAGACTCTCTACAAAAGTCGCGGTGGCTGAAATCGGCACGAAGTCAACCATCATGACGTCTTCGTCTTTTTGATCGGCTGGGAACACCTCTCCAACAATCTTAGCATTCGAGGCGGCTCCGTCGCTTGCATTCAACATATTGCCCTCCCCTGTCAGTAGCCATGATTTTGATATCCCGAACTTATTGCTCCAAATTTCAGCTTGCCTCTTGCCAAACCGCTGTCGTCCACCAAGCAATGCGTTTACATAGGCTTTTGAGACACCAAGGCTTTCAGCTATAGCGACTTGTGAAAGACCTATAGCCTTAAAGTAATTTTGGAGTGCTTCATGAATCTCCATTGCAAATAACTAAATAATGTTAAATGATTTACTTTTTGTTGCTGGAGTAAATTATTATGATTTACTTTGCATCGGAAACGAAAACGTAACCGCACAAAAGTACAAAATCAAAAACGAAATTAAAAATTTAACTGAAAAGATTATGACAATAGAAGAATACAGCACCCTCATGGGATACGGGAAAATCTGCGAATGGACTGAGTTCGCGACTGCGGATACCCTCTACATGGTATTGGAGGATATGGACAAGCAGACATTCTGCCGGGAGTACAAAAAGATTGCGGGCAGCCCGTTGATACAGCTGCTTGCAAGCGCGGTAAGAAAAACAGAACTGGAGTCTGAAAACGCTTCCGCTCAGAACAAACGTACGGCATTTTCCCTGCTGAGACAGGCTGCACGCCTTAGGCGGGGCATAGTGAGCAAAGAGGACATGGCTGAAAGTCTCGACGGGATGGCCATGAGTTTGATTGACCGGAAAAGCTGCATCCGGCACAAAATTGCAAACAACCTTCAGCTGACGGAAAACGATCTCAAATACATAACCGACAATCTCGAATAAGACATGGACAACGCGACGCATTACATCATCTGCACCAAATTGTGCGATATGCCCCAAGAGACAGTGGCCGAATATATCGGCACCCTCGACAGGCGAGGGGTCATAGATTTCTTCGGGCTGGAGAATGATAACGTGGAGAGCTACACGATACAGGTGGCTGGAACGCCTGTGGTTTACGGACACAGAAAAGCGATACTATGAATCCCAAGAAATTCACAGCGACAACAAGCTGGCGCAAATCAATGCATTCGCTGCCCGACAGGATACGACTTGAGGTGTATGACGCCCTGTTTGATTATGTCGAGACAGGGAAAGAGCCGGAGATGACTCTGGAAGCGAAAGCGGCCTTCTCGTTTATCCGTACTGACATAGATCTTGAGGTAGACAAGACCATAGCCGTATGCGAGAAACGGCGTGAAAATGTGATGAAGCGGTGGCATCGCGGCACCATAAATTCAGAGTAATACGGGGTCAGACCCCAAGAGAGGGGCGATCCTCCGGCAAGAGAGCCGGAAAAAGCGAGATAACAATCGCAATCCAATTTTTCCACGGCCTCCGGAATTCTTTGCTAAGGCAAAGCGCTGAAGCGATGAGCAAGCCCGGAGGCATTCAGGGAGATTCTGTGGAGACCCGACATGAAACCTCGGTGCAGCAGGTCCGACTCCTGCGCCTCCCACTAATAACAACTCAAAAAAGAATGAATATGACGCAGACATTGACACAGCCAAAGCTCAGAATGAAAACCGCGTTGCAGGAAGAGCGCGAAGCACGCGACCTTGCAGTATTCAATGAATACCACGCCCTTGTATCAGTGGATGGGCAGAGCAAGACGGAGGTCAACAAGTATCTGATGCAGAAATACAACATCCGCTCCACAGGAACACTTTATGTGATACTGAAACGCGTGGAGGCAAGATTAGAGGAGGGCTGATCATGGAACTAAACGGAACAACAATCATCTGCCTGACCGGGGAGCAGCTCAAGGAATTTGCTCTGGAAACAGCAAAGGCAGCGATGGCGTTGGCCAAGGGTGAGGCAGGCAAGACGCCGGAGTCGGCAAAACGGTATGTCTACGGGCTCCGGGGCATCCGGGAGCTGTTCAATGTATCCCATGTCACGGCGCAGCAATATAAAAACACCTTCCTGGCGGAAGCCGTGATGCAGAGAGGCCGGAAAATCGTCGTCGATGCTGACAAGGCCATGGAGCTTTACCAACAGCATCTTGCAGCAATCAACAGATAAACTGATATATAACAAATTAAACTTACAAGAAAGATGGAAAACGCAATCATTGAAGTTAAACAGGCTGAGATGCTCGCCGCAATCAATCGCACTGAAGTTGACATGCAGATCGCCACTGCAAAGCAGTACCCCCGAGACATCACACAAGTGCTTAACAAGATCTCCACCTATGCCAAGATGGATAAGGAGACAGCAGAGGACTGTTTCTACGTTCTGCGACGCAAGGACAAGGACGGCAACGATTCACTCATTGAGGGGCTGTCTGTCCGCATGGCGGAAATCATTGCCTCAGCATGGGGTAATCTCCGGGTTCAGACCCGCATAATAGGCAATGATGGCCGCATGATTACTGCACAGGCGATGTGTCATGACCTCGAAAGTAATGTCGCGGTTTGCAAAGAGGTTTCACGTTCAATCACAACCCGCACAGGCAAGACTTACTCGCAAGACATGCAGATTGTCGCCGGAAACGCAGCGACCAGCATCGCCTTCAGAAACGCAGTCCTTGCAGTTATCCCGAAAGCGATAACCAAGAAGGTGGTCAACGATGTAAAAGCAGTTGCGATGGGACAGACCCTCGACCTTGAACAGAGCCGAAAGAATGTGATCGCATATTATAATCGGGCTGGTGTGAAAGCCGAACAGTTGCTGCATTACCTTGGGGTCAAGGGCGTTGATGAGATTGACCAGCAGATGATATTCGAGCTCCGCGCCCTACGCAATGCCATAGAGGAGGGTACGACAACAATCAAAGAGACTTTCATCGATCCGGAGAAAGAAGCGCAGGCGACGGCTGAGGCGGTCAAGAATGCCTCCAAGGCTAAAGACAAAGCTGCTGCCGCGATGGCTGCGGCAACGGGTTCTGATGCCGTACGCAATGTCGAAGATATTGAGGCCGAAGAAATCGACACTGAAACCGGAGAAGTAAAGAAGAAATGATGTCAAAGTGTAACTAATTATGAATAAGCGAGTTATGGGGGGGGGTAAAAGCTTCCTATCATGGTGGGCGAATCCAAAAAATCGCAAGAAAGTCTATGATTCAGACAAGGCTGACGCAGAGGAGCTGCGAAAGCTGACCGAGAAAGAAAATACAAAAGTAAAATGACGTCGTAGAGAACTTTTGTCTACGCTAAATAACCGAAAACATCACAATGAGCAACGTAACAATTATAAGACCACAGAGCCGAGAAGAATGGCTCGATATCAGAAAGAGCGGAATCGGCAGCTCCGAGGTTGCCACTATAGTAGGGCTCAACCCGTGGGAAACTCCGTATCAACTATGGCGACGCAAGACAGGGCTTGACGAACCTAAACAGGAGAACGCGGCCATGCGTAACGGGCACCATCTCGAAGATGCGGTCAGCCGGATGTGGAACGATGCCACAGGACGGGAAATCATTAAACGCAGCGCTATTGACTGGATTATCCGGGACAACGACCGTCCCTACCTCCAAGTAAGCCCCGACCGCACCTATTGGCTCGGAGATAGCCGCAGCCCCGAAGCAAAGGGCATCCTCGAGATCAAGACAACACGGATGAAAGTGGATCCTGACGACCTTCCGAAATATTGGTTTACACAGGTGCAGTATCAGCTTGGAGTTGCCGGATATACGCAAGGTAGTCTCGCATGGCTTTCAGCCGGACAGGGGTTCGATTTCGGATATCAGGACCTTAAGCTTGTGCCGGACTTTTATGAATGGCTCATCGATGAGGTGTCAAAATTCTGGACCGACAACATCGTTGGAGGGCAAGAACCTGCAGCGGGTAACGTGGCCGATGTGTTGCTCAAGTATAATTCTCATACAGGAGGCAAGATCATTGAGTGTAGCGACGAAGTCTTTGAGGCCTACAAGGAACTGAAAGAAGTGAAGAAGCTGATGGATGAGGCCAAAGCTCACAAAGAGGAGCTGGAGGCCACGCTGAAAATGGCCTTCCAAGACGCCGAGGCTCTATCATATGGCGGCGAAACGATAGCCACATGGAAAGCTCCCAAACCCAGCAGCAAGTTCGACGATAAGGCATTTATCGCAGAACATCCCGACATGGCAGCCCCATACACGCGCCAAGTGCAGGGAGCGCGCAGGCTTCTTCTTAAATAAAACCGGAAAACACAGGGGCATGATCAGTATTTCCAATGCAGATAGAGACAAGGCGATAGAATTCCTGAGGGCATATGCATCCCTTTTACAGGAAAGCGGAATGTGCTCCACACGGATGGCAAACGCCCGAAGGATGGCGCTTAATCTTGCAAATAAACTGGAACGTAAATCAAAGATCCCGCAACCGGGAACCCCGACTGCAAGCAACCTAACCGAAACAGACAATGGCCTTCGAAAGTAAACATATATGCTCCGCCCATGGGCGGGAAGAACGAAAGGACTCCCAACGCTGCTGTAGTGCGTGGTTAGCCCTAAATGCGGAGCATTTTTCAAATCACGCGAATATGATAACACTCCGGGAGAATCAGGAAGAACCTATACGTAAGGCGATTGCTTTCTTCAAAGAGAAGAAACCGAAGCCGAGCCTCATAGTATTGCCTACGGCATGGGGCAAATCGATACTCACGGCATTTGTTGCCAAAAATACGACAGACAAACTGATAGTCCTCCAGCCCTCAAAAGAGCTGCTTGAGCAGAACTTTAAAAAGTATGACGCTCTTTGCGGAGGATTCGGCAGCAATGCCGGAATCTACAGCGCGAGCTTCAACCGACGCGAAATGGCACAGATTACCTACGCGACCATCGGCTCCATCAAGAACCTCGGTGCGGAATTCAAGCGGCACGGCTTCACGAAAATGCTCATCGACGAGGCCCACCTCTACCCGCGCGAAGCGGACTCCATGCTCGGACGCTTCCTGGCGGAGAGCGGAATCACCCACGTCCTCGGCATAACCGCGACCCCGGTCAAATTGCAGACAAACCGCGACCGCGACGGCGAGACATACTCCAAACTCGTGATGCTTACTTCCCGCTCGAAGAAGGGCAACTTCTTCAAGGACATCATACACGTGGGTCAGGTGGAAGAGATGGTGCGTCTCGGCTACTGGAGTAAGCTACGCTACCAGGCGGAAGGCTTCGATGACAGTCTGCTCGAGTTCAACAGCAGCAAGAGCGAATATACCGAAGATAGCGTACAGCGAGCCTATGATGCAAATGGCGGCCCCGATGCGATCCTGCGCGTCCTTGACAGCAATCCCGACAGGAAACACATCCTTGCTTTTGCGCCAAGTGTAGCGGATGCAATAGCCCTCTCCGAGCATTATCCCCACTCAGCGGTCATTTACGGAGATATGGACGACGCTCAGCGAGAACAGGCAATCGCTGACTTTCGAGCCGGTAGACTACGTGTACTGTTCAATGTCAGGGTGCTTTCAACAGGATTTGACTACACCAAGATAGACTGCATAGTCCTCGGCATCAGCACCGCCTCGATAGCCCTTTATTACCAAATCCTCGGACGCGCCACCCGAATAGACCCCGACAAGGAAGACGCACTCATCGTCGACCTCGGAGGGAACGTGAAGCGTTTCGGCAAGGTTGAAGACCTTTACTTTGAAAAGGGCAAGATCTGGCGTCTTTTCGGCTCCGGAGGGCTGCTTCTTTCCGGCATTCCCATAGATCAGATAGGGAAGTATACAAGGGCGGATACACAGGCGATAGACAACCATCAAGAACCGCCAATCGAAATCATGCCCTTCGGCAAATACAAAGGGGAGCGCATAAAGGACATCCCGGCAAACTATAAGCAGTGGATGATGCGAACCTTCGAGTGGAACAGCCGTAACGAAAAGCTACGCAAAGCCATTGCGGCATCACTTTAACAAACCTCAAACCATTACAACCTCATGGAAGAAAGAAAGAGCTTTGTGTTCTTCACGAGCTGGGCGAAAGTCCTCAGGAAATATCCTCCCGAACTGCGGTGTCAGATTTATGACGCCCTGATCGAGTATGCAGAGACTGGAGATGTCCCCGAACTTGGCGAAGTGGCTCAGATGGCCTTTGAATTCATCAAGTCGGAAATCGACCGCACTCAGGACAAATACGACAGGACCTGCGAGAAGAGGCGGAAGGCCATACAGAAACGTTGGGAGAAGAGCAAAAATACAAAAGAATACAATAGTATGAATAGTATTCAAAAGAATCAAATGAATACTACCCATACAAACGATACTGAGGATGAGGATAAACATGAGGATGAGGATAAACATGAGGATGAGGATGATACCAAGAAGATAAATCTTCATGGTGGTAATAATAACGCACATGCGCGCGAAGCCGACCTCTATGATGAAGCAGGTCTCATTGAAGAATTTTTCGCGCCCGAGAAGCAGGCTTCGCTTGAGGCGCTGGCTATGCAGCTAAGCCTACCTCTTGATGAGATGAAGCGCATGGCGATTGAGGTGGTCAACGATTGGGCCTTGATGGGGCAGAGACATCCAAATTACAACGATGCCTCACGACACCTTATCAGCACTCTGCGGAAGAAAAAACAATGGGCAAAATCCGCGGCTGTGACGACATTCTCCGAACCGGGACTGGGCGCCGGGGAATTCCGCGATGCCAACGGACATCGAACATACGGAATGAGTGGCGTCATAGTTCCTGAATCGGCGCCTCCACGTCCATCAGTGGCACATTGGTGGAGTGAGGCCTCAAGAATGTGGGAGAAAGCGATATGAGCAATCTGGATTTTGAAAGATTCGGTATAGACGTGAGCCGTCTGAACAGCCACGCAACGAATGCCAAGACATACTGTCCGCAGTGCCACGATCAACGTCATGACAAGCGCGACAAGAGCCTTTCGGTCAATATGCAAACCGGAATGTTCAAGTGCCATTATTGCGGTTTCAGCGGATGTGCGGCTGTTCCAACGGAAAGCGATAAGCAACAATGGATGAAGAGTCAGCCGTGGTTCAGACCCGCTCAAATCCGCAAGCAGAAGCCGGAATACAAGCGACCCACCCCGAAGCCACACGCACCGATGGGAGAACGCGCACTCGCATGGTTCGCAAGCAGGGGCATCAGCCAAGCAACCCTCGAAGCCCTCAAGGTAACGGAGGGTGAAGAATGGATGCCGCAGAAGAACGGCAAAATCAACACGGTTCAGTTCAACTACTACCGGGACGGACAACTCATCAACACCAAATACCGCACAGGTGACAAGTGCTTCAAACTTTGCTCGGGCGCGGAACTGATACCCTACAACATCGACGCAATCAAGGGGCAGAAAGAGTGCATCATCGTTGAGGGCGAAATGGATGCCTTGAGCTTCTACGAGGTCGGACGGCACGACGTGGTCAGCGTTCCCAACGGAGCAAATGCAAACCTTGACTACCTCGACGATTTCATAGAGGACTACTTCGAGGACAAAGAGACAATCTACATCGCGGTCGATACAGACGCGAAAGGTGTCATGCTCCGCGATGAGTTGATCCGGAGATTCGGTGCGGACCGGTGCCGTGTGCTTGATTTCGGAGAGGATTGCAAGGATGCCAACGAACACCTCATGGCACACGGCAGGGAGAGCCTTCTGCAATGCATCGCACAAGCTCCGGAAATCAAGGTTGATGGAGTTTTCACAGTCTCAGATTTTGAACAGAGCCTCGACGCAATCTTTGAATTTGGGTTGCAGAAAGGTGTAACGATGGGACATGAGAACGTTGACCGACTGATCAGTTTCGAGACCAAGCGACTCTGCATGGTAACAGGCTACCCTGGAAGTGGCAAGTCGGAATTCATCGACGAGATGGCAGAGCGGCTCAACATAAGGTATGGCTGGCGTTTCGCTTATTTCAGCCCGGAGAATGCACCACTTGCCTACCACGCAAGCAAGCTGATCGAGAAGTTTACGGGAAAGCACTTCGACCAAAAGCACCTCACATTCGGTGAGTACAAGCAAGTCAAGGAACACCTCGAACAGAATTTCTTCTTCATCTCTCCGAGCGACTACAAGGTGGACACAATCCTCGAAAAAGCCAAATACCTCGTCAGGCGCAAAGGCATCAAGGCTCTGGTCATCGACCCATATAACCGCCTCGAAGACGAAAAGAGCGGCATGAAGGAGACTGATTACATCAGCCAGCTGCTTGACCGGCTGACCAACTTTGCACAGCAGCATGATATTCTCATCATCCTGATGGCACACCCCACAAAGCCAGCTAAAAACAGAGATGGTAAGATTGATCCTCCTACACTCTATGACATCAGTGGCTCAGCACACTTCTTTAACAAGGCTGACTTCGGACTTGTGGTCCACCGCGACCGGCTCAATAACACCGTTGAGATTCGCATTGAGAAAGTCAAGTTCAGACACCTCGGAGAGCCGGGAACGGCACTCATGAAATACAACCTCAACAACGGACGCTATACCCCCTATTATCCCGAACAGGAGCCTCAATGGGATAACACCAACCATCTTGTCGAGGAGGAGCGCAGACGCGCACAGGACGCAGCGGAAGCGGCTCATTTTGACTTCGACGATTGGCTGCGCCCGACAGACGAGGAGGCACCATTTTAACCACAAAATACAGCAGACAATGAAAAAGACCGACGTTTTTACACGTATCAAATGCCTCGACAAGGCGTTCACATTCGCTGAATGGAGCGAGCATTGCAAGGCAGAAAGGGAACACCCGGAAAAATACACCATAGCGGCAGAGTTCCACGGATTCAAATACAACTATTCGGACATTTGCCTCAACCCGGAAATAGCCTTCGAGTGGCAAGGAAAGAAAGGATGTCAAGTCAAGATCACACTTTCAGAAAGCCCTGATGGGTGGTCTTACGGGATGAGCGTTCAACTCGGAACGTATGGCTCGAGCCACGGCTGTCCGTATGTGGAAAGCGGAGACCGGGATTGCTACGAGACAAAGGACGAAGCATACGAAGCCGCAATCCGATCCTTATGCGAAAGCAGAGATTGGTTCAAGAGAACCCACTGCGACATCAGCACGGATGACGAAGACCGGGGATTTGTCGCATACATGAAAGGGATTGATTCCGAAAGACAAAAAGCAATCCGGGTCATAGACCAACTTGAAGAATCAGTCAGACAGCCTACTCTTTTCGGATATTTCTAACGGACAGTATGAGACCACAGGGAACAGGCATCGTCGAACTCCACGACACGAAACAGGACGAGCGCGGATTCTTCTGCATGAAGCTCGTGGACTACTTGAACGAGGAAGCGCAGATGGGGACGGAAACCTACGCAGAACTATGGGACGAGCGATTCAGCCAAGCCAAGACAGGGCTGTGCGCATATCGGGAAAAGTGCCCCATATACGCCCGGACTACCGCCGGAAAGCCCCGGCAATTAACCTTGTTCTGACCACCAGTAAAACCGAACACAAATAAACCGAACAAACCATGACAGCAGACGAACTACAAACCCTCGAATCCGAGTTGCAGAAGCGCGGCTACCGGAAGTTTACTGGAGGCCTGACCGACAACGAGACCTACGCATGGTTCAAGAGCCTCAACAAAGAGGAGGACGAGGATGGCCATGTAATCAGCGGCTATCAGGTAGCCTTCCGGGTGTGGGACTTCCGCATATACCGTGACAGAGATGCGCCGCCTTACGGCTTCGATTTCTGGACTTCGCCACTCGGCACCGACTTCCGCATGGACTTCGTATCGAATTGGGAGCCGATTGCAGACATCGGCACCTTCGAGCGCATGGCGGCGGAGTTCAATCAGATGGTACGCAAGTATGTAAATCCTAAAAAAATAGAAAGATGAAATCAGAAGAAATCACCACCCTCGCCCGCGAGTTCAGCAAGGAGCACGATGACAGCACAATCGCCTATCACGCCGCCAAAGACGTAATCAACTTTCTGCTCCGCCGATTCTGCCTTGTGGAGAAAAGCAAATTGATTGAGGAATACAAATCCGCGACAGCCAACTTCAACAATGCGAGCGACCCTGTAATACCGACAATGGATTATTATCTTGGGACAATGAAGTTCATAGAATCCCTCTTCCCCGAAATCGCAAAGGAGGTGGAGGGATGAATGTTAGAAATACGCTGAAGTCCATCGGCAACGAACTGCTCCTCATCGTTGCCTTAGCGACCTTTATCGTGTTGGTAACGGCATTAGGAGTAGTTGCCACAATACTGCTTATGATGTTAGGACATTGGATTGGAATAGGTAAGGATATATTCATCTATTTCGCCTTGTTCTGTATATCTTGGAAAGTATGGGACGTCTTGGCTTGGGTAGTTGGAAAGATAGCCGACAGAATCGAGCGTAAAAAGGAACGTGAATATTTTGAACGATTAAACAGAAAACAATGACAGACAAAGAATACGAACAGAAGAAACGCGAGTGCTGGGAGGAGTATAAGCGAGAAAATCTCGACGGCGAAGTTCAATGGCGACCTATAAGCCGATACGATGTGTTCTGTGCCGCTTTCGACCGCGCCTACGCCCTCGGCAAGCAAGAAATCAAGCAAGAAACTAAGCAAGAAATTGCAAACCACAACCGCCACTTCGACAACATCCTCAAAGACGGCTTCCGCAACGAGAGGAGGCTGAATATTGCGGCGCAGATGATGCAAGCCCTCGTATGTGCTCCGCTTATTCCCGGCGTTGACCCCAACCCTCCGGCCGAGTATCTTGCCCAGACGGCACTCAGGCTTGCCGATGCGCTCATTGCTGAATGGCGTAAAGATTAATCCGGCAACCAACATTCAACTCAAACCAATTTCAAACAAAAAAACAATGATACAAATCCAAAAACAAACATGGTCAAAAAGAACCCTCTACCTACTCATAACCGACGGCGGCAGTGTTCAGCTTGACATCTACACGCAGCCACAGGGAGAGTACGGCATAGGCGCATTTATCCACAACCTATGGGTGCAGCCTTACTGCCGGAAAGAGGGCAAAGCCAAAGAGCTGCTCGACAAAGCAGAAACCATTGCCCGTAATACAGGCATCAGCGCAGTGTACCTCGAATGGGAAGCGGCAGAAACCTCGACATGGATGCTCGACCACTACATCAGCCGTGGATACGAAAAGCTGGAATACGGCAACGGATACGCACTATTGAAGAAACCATTAAACCCATAAACCCCAAACGATATGGCAAATGAACACGCAGATCGCGAACTGCTGATTTGCAGTGCTGACGGCGAAATGAAACCTGTGGGCAAGCTTGTGGAGCAATCCACAAGCCTCGAATCGGAGGAGAGTCCCGATTGCATCCCGACAAAGAGCAGCTTCTCATTTTCTTTTGAGATGCCAAGCCTTTCAAAATGGTTTGAGGAAAATGCCGAGCTTAAACCCATAAAAGAAGCACAGGATATGCTTAACCGATTACGAGACTATCAAGCCCTATGGCGTAAATATTACGGCTTCGGGATGCGCAAAGAGCGCAGGAAGATAGAGCGGAATTTCAACGCACTTGCACAGCGTTTCGTAATTCATTGTAGGCAATATGGAATAACAATCAACCCCAAAACAACAAGATAACTATGGCAAATTACAGCATCAAGACTGACCTCCTCAAATTGCAGGGGGCATTCGTAACCAACATCAAAGGCAAGACAGCCACCAAACGCTGCCTCTGCATCCCCATCGACGAGAGCGGTCTGTTCCTCGGAGAAAAGGGCTGCTATCTTAACATGACCGCAATCGAGATGCAGAACCCACAATACAGCGACACCCACTGCATAAAGGTCAGCCACGATCGTGAGGTGTACGAGCGCATGACCGACGAGGAACGGGCAGCGCAACCCATCCTCGGCGGACTGCACGAACTCAAGAAGAAGCCACAGGCGGCTGTGGACTTGACCGCCAATAACAATCCGTACATGGTTGGAGCAGAGGAAGACCTTCCGTTCTGACCGCCACGACACAGAGACCGAGCAACCGGGCAGACAGGGGGAGCAATCCCCCGTTTGTCGTGTATGCCCACAGACGCGCAGAAATGCCCCAAATTTCAACGATACGATGCAAACCAATAAAGTAACAACAAGAGCAAAGAAAACGCGACAGACGAAGTCACAGATCCCAAAAACAGATTTTTTTACACTGCTCTGCCGCTCTGATTTGAAAGTAGAATGTATCAAGGAGCATAAGTTCCACCCCGCACGCAGGTGGCGGTTCGATTACGCAATACCGGCGCACAAGATAGCCATAGAGGTGGAGGGTGGGGTGTGGACCGGTGGCAGACATACTTCTCCGAAAGGATTTCTCAATGACATGGAAAAATACAATACTGCAACCATTATGGGCTGGCGAATTCTTCGCACAATTCCTGATGAGCTGTGCAGTAATATTACGCTCAATATGATAAGAGAGGCCATTCGAACACCAATACACCTGCAGCCAACATCGATTTATCCACAAAAGTGATTATAATACAATCATATTATCTTATCTTTGCAAACATAACGCGCACGCAATGAAGACTGAAACAATTAAATTATCGCAAATCAACATCAACGCACGGAATCCGCGCAAGATTTCAGACACGCAGCTCGAAAGACTTGTGCGCTCAATTCTCATCTTCCCGGAGATGCAGACCCTGCGCCCGATAGTCATAGACGAGACCTACACAGCCCTCGGCGGCAATATGCGCTACCGGGCATTAACCGCAATCTCCGAGAAAAGCCCAGCAGAGGTCAACATGATGCTCGCCAACAGCTGCAAGGGCTACGCACAGAAGACCGAAGCGGAGCGACAGAACCTCCGAGACTATTGGGCAGCATGGCTCGCAGACCCCACGGCAATCATCGTACGAGCCGACCAACTGACCGAGGAGCAGAAGCGAGAATTCATCATCAAGGATAACGTAGCTTTCGGCGATTGGGACGATGAGATGCTGACCGCAGACTTCGACCCCGATGAGCTTGTTGATTGGGGACTCGGAGATCTTGACGATGAGCCGGACGATGGCGATGCTGATGAGGATGACTACGGCGAGGAAGACGCAGCCAACGCTCCGGCCCGGTGCAATCCCGGCGATGTGTGGCTACTCGGACGGCACAGGCTCATGTGCGGAGACAGCACCAAAGAGGCTGATGTGGCCATACTGATGGGCGTAGAACAGGCACATCTTCTGCTGACCGACCCACCATACAACGTGGACTATCAAGGCGGCACAAAGGACAAAATGAAAATCGCCAACGATAACATGGATGACATGGCATTTGTCGGCTTCTTGACCGCGGCCTTCAACTGCGCCATTCAAGCAATGCGACCGGGTGCGGCTTTCTATGTGTGGCACGCCGACAGCAAAGGCTATGAATTCCGCACGGCTCTGAAGGAGGTCGGACTGACGCTCCGGGAGACGCTGATATGGGTCAAAAACGCGCTCGTCCTCGGAAGGCAGGATTACCAGTGGCGGCATGAGCCGTGCCTGTATGGGTGGAAAGACGGAGCAGCGCATTACTTCGTCGATGACCGCAGCCAAAGCACCGTAATCGAAGATGCCGGGGTGGACTACCGTAAGTTCAAGAAAGACGAACTGCTGAAGCTCGTGCTTCAACTCACGGACGTGTCAGTACCCAACACGGTAATCTACGAAGATAAGCCGACAAAGAACGACATCCACCCCACCATGAAGCCTGTAAAGCTAATGGCGCGACTTATCAAGAACAGCACCAAGCAAGAGCAGCTCGTCCTTGACCTTTTCGGCGGCAGCGGCTCAACCCTTATCGCTTGCGAGCAGATAAACCGCAAGTGCTTCACGATGGAATATGACCCTAAATACTGCGACGCAATTCTCGATCGCTGGGAAAAACTTACAGGAGAAAAAGCTGAACGCAAAAGAACTTAAAACTGTCGATAATGAGCAAGATGCAGAATCAGCGGCGCAGCCAAGCAAAGATGGCCCGGTTGGAGATTGTTGCACAGATGTTTCTTCGTCAGCATACCGTGCGTCAAATCCGAGCAGAAGTAATGAAACGGCTAAACTTATCCACTTATTCCACAGCAACGGTTCAGAACGACATCCGGACAGTCCTCGAGGAATTACAACAGCAGCGGCTCGACAATGCAGAATACGCGTTGCAGTTGGAACTTGAGCGCATCGACGAGACGTGCCGTGAGCTATGGGCGCAATGGGAGAAATCCAAAGAGGACCACGTCCGCACCATGAAGAAGCGTAAGGGAGTGCCACAGTTCGGAGACGAGGGCGGTAAGAGCAAAACTACACAGATAGAAAACCGGGAAAGCAAGTTTGTCGGTTTCGGCAATGTAGCTTATATATCCGAGATCCGTGCCCAGCTCCAGGAACGACGTAAACTGCTCGGACTCTATGCACCGGAAAAGAAAGAGCTCTCCGGGGAGCTTTCCTTTGCAAATCTGCTAATGGAAAGCGGCATGCTTGATGAAGCAGAGGCGAACAGCTCGGAATTTCCCGTGTAAGCCGCGCTGTTCGTTGGTCTCGCTCCGAGTTGAACAACCGCCCACCAACAAGCACGAAAGCCCACAGGCGCAAAATTCAGAGAAAATAACTCCACATTTCAACAATGGCACGACAGCAAGACATCATACTCCGGCAAAGGGGCATCGACCTATTGAATTCATGGCGGCAAGATTGGAACAAGTTCATCCGTGAAGCGTTGGGCGCGAACCTTGACAAAGAGCAGCAGGCAATCGTAACCTCGGTGCAATTCAACCCCCGAACCTCGGTGGCTTCGGGAACAGCACGTGGGAAAGACTTTGTCGCTGCTTGCTGCGCTGTGAGCTGCCTGTTCCTTACCCCACGGTGGAACAGCCGCAAGGAGCTTGTGGAGAACACCAAAGTCGCTCTGACAGCACCGACGGACAGGCAGGTAAAGAACATCATGATGCCGGAGGTCGCACGACTTATGGAGAGAGCCAAACAACGCGGCATCGTTCTTCCCGGAAGCGTGACCACAGACCGAATCCGCACGAACAGCCGCGAATGGTTTCTAACAGGCTTCAAAGCCGACGAGCAGAACCACGAAGCATGGTCTGGTTTTCACGCGGTGCATACGATGTTCATCGTCACGGAAGCCTCCGGCGTATCAGACAACATCTTCGACGCAATCGAGGGTAACCTGCAAGGAGACTCCCGAATTCTTCTTGTGTTCAACCCCAATACCCCAATCGGATATGCGGCACGAAGCCAAAAGGGAGAACGCTGGGCAAAGTTCCGGCTCAACTCACTGACCGCACCAAACGTCACGGAGAAGCGAATCATCATACCCGGACAGGTGGACTACCCGTGGGTGGTTGACAAGCTCGAACAATGGTGTATGCGTATCCGCCCCGACGAGGTGCAGCCGGAACTTGATGACTTCGAATTCGAGGGGCAATGGTATCGCCCGGAGGACTTGTTCAGAAAGAAAGTCCTCGGAAAGTTCCCAAAGGTCGGAGACGATGTGCTGATACCGCAGCAGTGGATAGAAGCCGCACAGGAACGATGGAAACAGGCGCATGGCAAAGAGCCGATCGAAAGAGACGGAGATATTCGGATGCTTGGCGTGGACGTGGCTGGCATGGGACGAGACGCGACTTGCTATGTCGAGCGCATGGGCGCATGGTGTTCCGGCTTCGACAGCCATAACTCCGGCGGCACGGCAGACCACATGGAGGTTGCAGGAAAGGTGGCGACATGGAGGAGACGTAACCCCTACGGCTTCGTAAGCATAGACACCATCGGAGAGGGCGCAGGGGTTTATTCCCGATGCCGTGAGGTGGAGAACAGCCCGGAATACATAATCAGCTGCAAATACAGCGAATGGGGAGGAAACAACCCCGACAAGATGAGAGACATAACCGGGCAATATCGCTTCGTGAATATGCGAGCCTATCTGTTCTGGTGTGTCCGGGATTGGCTCAACCCCAAGAACAACACAGGGGCGATGCTGCCGCCCGACCCACTCTTTGAGGAAGAAGCGACGGAGATACGGTGGTTCTTCCGTTCCGACGGCAAGATACAGATAGAACCAAAAGAAGATATAAAGAAACGTCTCAACCGTTCAACCGACCGCTTCGACGCTCTCGCCAATACCTTCTACCCGATGGATATGCGCAGAGCCATCGACATAGAACGCCTCCAACGAATTTTTTAACAACCCCAATATCAAAAACAAATGCCAAGCATCCAAGAAATCCTCGGCGCAAATACGACCGAAAGAGAGCGAATAACCGCGCTCAAGCAAAAGACCGTCAGTGTCCCAGCGTGGGCAGGCAGAAAGGGTCTTGAAAGCGAGTACGACCCCAAGAAGCACCCTGTCATGGACAAGCAGATATACCCCGACATTGTGCGCGATGACGGAGTAGAGAGAGTAACGCGAATAACCCTATCGTTTCAGAAACTCGCTGCAACACGCATGAGCGAACTCTGCACAGGCATACCCGTGAAGCGAGTGTATAAGCCGGAGGGCGACAAACAGAAGCTCGCAGCGGAAGTGATAGAAAAGATATTCGACCGCAACCGCATCAACAGCGTCAATACCAAACGATGCAAACAGTTGTTCGCAGGATGCGAAATATTCACGCTTTGGTATGCCGTGAAGCAGCAGAACAATCTCTACGGGGTCAACAGCCCCATCAAGCTGCGCTGCCGGACTTTCTCCCCAATGCTCGGAGACGAGTTATATCCGTTCTTCGACGAGTACGGAGACATGACCGCCATGAGCATCGGCTACACCCGAAAGGTCGGGCGCAAGAACGTGCAGTATTTCGACACCTACACAGACGGAGAGGGCAGCCGCCACATCAAATGGAGCAACGAGGGCGGAGACTGGGCTGTGGTCGAAGACGAGAAGACAACGCTCTTTAAAATCCCTGGAGTTTACGCTTGGAGACCGATGCCGATATGGGAAGACACATCCAGGAACGTGTACGAGATGGAATGGTCTCTCTCTCGAAACGGCAACTATCTCCGGGAGAACAGCAAACCCAAATTCGTGGTCTGCGCCGACGCTGTCATTCAATACGGTGACGAGAAAAGTCCCAACAAGGAATTCAAGGCGGTCTCACAGTTCCCATCGGGAGCAAAGGCGGAATACGTCACATGGGAGCAGGCGACCGAGAGCCTCAAGTTCCACATCGAGACCCTGCGAAGCTTGTACTTCACGCAGCTTCAGCTCCCGGATTGGAGCTACGAGAAGATGAGCCAACAGGCGCTCTCCGGGGAGAGCCGCAAGCAGATGTTCATCGACGCGGAACTCAAGGTAGGAGACGAGAGCGGAGACCTTATCGAATTCTTCGATCGAGAGGTCAACGTGGTCAAGGCTTATGCCAAACGTGTGATGGGCAGCGCATACCATGCCGACATCGACGCTCTCCCGGTTGAGAATATCGTAACCCCCTACCGTATCACGGACGAGAAAGAACGAGTGGAAAGGCTGATGACCGCCAACGGCAACAAACCCATCATGTCGCAGAGAGAGAGTATCGAGGAATACGGACACTCTGACAACGTCGACCGAACGCTCAAGGAGATAAAGGAAGAGGAAATCGCCGACTCCTTCGATTTGACCGAATAAACCAATCGCATCATGGCACGAACACCAGTCCGCCTACCCAAAAAGAAGCTGCCGGAAGCCCCGAAATACCGATGCCGGGACTGCGCCCATTCCTACGATTGGCAGAACCGGGCACTCGACGGACATCTGATACTCTGCCGATGCCCCTACGACAAAAAGAGCCAATACGGAATGTTCTGCAAGTTCCTGTCGGACTACCAGTGCAGCGACCATTTCAAGAAACGAACAACAGAACCCAATGCCAAAGCCAACTGACTACGACAAGACGCACCTCCGCAACATGGCGGCGATCGGTACGCGCATAGACCGCATCTTCAAGAAAGCTGCCGAGGAAGCAGCCAAGATTGGTGTGTCCATAAAATCCCCCCTGCCCGAAGACCGCATTTTCAGCTTCGATGATTACCCAGCGACCAAAAAGCAGATCGAGCGACTTATGACCGCCCTGCAAGAGTCGATGGAGACAGCCATCGTGAACGGAGTGCGGTCTTCGTGGACATTGAGCAACAACAAGAACAATGCCCTCGTGTCGCGCATTTTCGGAGGCCGTGTCGGCGATTTGAGCAAGGAACAACACCGACGTTACTTCTCCACCAACGGAGCGGCTCTCGACGCGTTTCTGCAACGTAAGGCGCAAGGGTTGAACCTTTCCGACAAGGTGTGGAGATATGCTGAATCATTCAAACGAGAGATAGAGCTGGGTCTTGACTTGGGAATTCGCACCGGGGAAAGCGCGGCGCAAATGTCTCGAAGCCTCCGACAGTACCTACAGCACCCCGACAAGCTGTTCAGACGGGTGCGGGACCAGCATGGCAATCTCAAGCTCTCCAAGGCGGCGCGAGACTACCATCCCGGACGCGGTGTTTACAGAAGCAGCTACAAGAACGCCCGGAGACTTGCCTGTACCGAGACCAACATGGCATACCGCACAAGCGACCATTTACGCTGGCAGCAGATGGAATTCGTGGTGGGCATCGAAATCAAACTGAGCAATAACCACACGCTGAACGGAGTGCCGCTGACCGACATCTGCGACACTCTCGCCGGACGCTACCCCAAAGACTTCAAATTCGTGGGCTGGCATCCCCACTGCCGCTGCCACGTCGTGACGGTTCTTAAGACCGATGACGAGATGGCGGAGGACACTCAGCGGATACTTGCCGGAGAGCAGCCGAAGAAAGGATCTGTAAACACCGTGCGCGACGTTCCTGACGCTTTCAAAGGCTGGGTGGAAGAACACGCCAACCGCATAGAGATGAGTGGAAATTTGCCCTATTTTCTTAAAGATAACCGCAAGATAATAAGCAATCTTTTAACTGAGAAAATGCCTCAATTAATCGCAGGAACAGGCGACCCCATATTTGATTATATCGAAAACTACAACCTACCCAAGTCTATTCGGGACAGATTCGAGCTGTACAACAGCCTCAAGTCTTTCAATGACTTCAAAATGTTCTTTGCCGAGCGTGGCATTGAGCTTTCAACCGACTTTGAAGAATTATTAGATAAAGCAGACGAATACTTTGAACCGATTGCTTTACAGTGCAGAAAATTATCAATAGCATACGATACATACACGAATTTGTTAGGGAAAGATTGCCTAAAATCTCTAAAGCGAATCAACCTCTTTGATAATGGAGAAGACATGGGCAGTGCACAAGCAGCATATTTTTATAATATGATTGGCGAGAAAGACCCTTGGGCTGGCGTACTGAGAATTCGAACTAACAATCTCAATGGACATACAGCATTCCATGAATTGGCTCATGTGATACAAGATTCTGTTAAACTAAGGGGCGAAGATGCTGTGATTGCAGCTTCACGCATTATTAAGGAGTGCGGCTTAGATAAATCCGTAGGGGCGTATTTCGGGGCTTCTGCTTACGCAATGGAAGCAGAGAGAATGGCGGACGCTTTTGCAAATGTTTTCACGCGCAAAAAAATGAGCAAAGAGTTTGAATTCTTTACGGAAGTAAGGAAATACTTGCGCCATCCTCAAAATGAAATAAAGACAATCGAGGAAATAGCAATCAAAAGACACGCCAATAGAGACGTAGCCAAAATTCAAAAGACATGGAATGCCCGTCGCATAGCCAACATCGAGGATGCTGCCAAAAAGGGGCTTTTCCCCAAGGAATGCCTGAAAGGGCTCTCCGCAATGAAACTACCAGAATTCAACGCCCGAATTGCATACCTTCAGAAAACCGCGCAGCGACACGCAGCAAGGTCTCCGCAGGACATCGAGGACATCAAGAAAGCATGGAAAGCCAAGCTCACGAGAGACAAAAACACGCGCATCATGGCGGACAATGTTCTCAAGCTACGCTCCGAATATCCCCTCGACGTGGACTTCTCCGCGCTTGAGAAAATCATCGCAGACAACAATCTCACGAAGCTGCGAGAGGAAGCTCGGAACGTGGCACAGGTAATCAAGACGATCCGCGCAGAGGAAAAGATGCTCTCCGACATCATCCCGGAGGTTCACGAATGGCACAAGTCATTCAACCTCGAAAGTCTTAAGGCGGTTAAGACCTCAATCCTTAGCAAACTTGACGAATTCAAAGCAAAGGGATGGGGAGACTTCGATACCAAGACAAATCTCGGACATCTCAAGCACAGCCTCGAATGGCAAGCCAACTATATGGCTACCAAAGGACAGCTCAAGTATTCGACATGGGAGGTGGCGCAGAAATCCTACCTCAAGCTCGTGGACAAGGCGCAGGACTTGCTCGATTGGGAAAATATCGAGACGGACATCGAATTGCTTAAAGCCTTTAAGACCAAGAGTAAAGAATTTGGAAATCTACTCAACAACGCAATTGCAGCACAAGCGGCAGGGGACAAAGCAAAAGCCCAACTATGGGTCTATAACGCCGGACTCAAGAAAGACCAACTCGAAGCCGCGAAAGCAAAGGCAGCAGCTGCGAGAGCCGCTAAAAAGGCAGCTGCATCGACCGAAGCACCTGTTAGCTTTGGAGACGAGTGCTTCACAGAATCTCGTCGCAAGGCTGCTAAGATATTCAGAGACGCGATGGAAGCAGAAAGCAGTGAGTTATTCGATGAAGCGTCCCGACTTTACCAAGCCGCGACAGACGCATTCAAAGAAGCTGCTGAAGACTATACAGAAGCATCGGGCTATCTTACGAAATGGCTGCGAGGGCTTGACGGCTACCTCGAATCGAGCCTGAGCTATGCGCAAAAGGCGGAATTCCACACAAGGGAATTGTCAAGGATAATCGGACAGGCGACGCTCAAACGAGATATGTGGCTGTATCGAGATGAGCGAGCCGCATTCTTGGCATTGAAAGCCGGAGGATTAGACCCGGACACCCTACAGGCGCAAATCAAGGAGTACGCCCGTAAAATAACTGCACGATACAAAGCCGCAGGACGCATGACAGCCAAGAGAACGAAAGAACTTGAGGAAAAGATTGCGTGGTTCACGGATTGGAGAGCAAGACAGCTTGTCGGGAAAAAAGGCATCGATCCGTCGATCCTTTCATGCGGTTCTCACGAACAGCACAGATTCAATGGAACAGGCGGAGACAACCGATTCGGCAGACCAAAGGTTCGCCTTGAGATTTACTGCCCAAAAGGAACGCAAGCCTTGTATGCCGCTCCATTCAATCACTACAACCGCAAGGTTACGAGTGGCAGATTTTGGGATGGAACGAGCCACACTATCTCAATCCACGAAGCAGAGGTATTCTTGCAGCGAGACACAGAATTCAGAATCGTATCTGCAAGATGGGACGCTAAAGAAGACCGATGGTTCGTTAAAGTTGAGGTCATAGGACACAGAGCGCGTGACTTCGAGATGCAATCCACGCCAAGAGGTTACAAAGCTAAGTTTAAATAACAGCAACGAGGACGGAAGCAATACAGCAACCGTCCTCGTTTTTTGCTTGATGGAATCAGAGACTCGCACTCTTCCAGTCCGTGTAGAAGCGTACCCAATCCCCGGAGGATGCAACGCCCTCATTCCAATGCTGGAGCAACCGGTAGAGCGCAGCCTTAAGCCCGATCCACACACCGTCTGACTTCTCGAAGTCGAGCAGCCCGGCGGCACGGTACTCGTCCATGATTTCGGCGGATTTTTCCGAAAGGGTCTCGGTTTTAGCATCCGCGATTTCACGCCCTACCCAATCACGCTCTGTTTGCCACAGGAAAGAGGGAACGCCGGACGTGAAAGGGTTTGCCTTTTCGCCCTTGTAGTAGCGGCAACAGCGCAACAATTCATCACGATTTAAGTCCATTTTTATAGCGATGTTCAAATTTAACAATCACGTCAAGCATCTCAGCCGGGAGCATCGACAGAGCCTTCTCCCGGATATCGTCGGGAATCCCCCAGCGAGCCTCGGCAAGAGAACCGACAATCGCTGCGAGAGTGTCCGAATCGCCACCCCAAAGAACAGCCCGCCGAATGGCATCTTCAAACCCTGCTGATTGCAGGAGGATATGGAAAGCGAGAGGAACACAACCCTGACACGTCTCGTCAAAGACACCACGCGCAGGAAGATGCGTCCTCCAATTCCACTCATATCCATAATTCTCGGAGACAAGACCGAAAACATCAAAGGAATCCGGCGCATTGCCAAACTCGCGGAAATTGAAGATAGCACGAGCCACGACGGAAGCTCCGATAAGTCCCTCCACATGGTTGTGGGTCGGAGCAGCCGAAGCCAACGCAGCCCGGAGCGTCGCCGCTTCCGAACTGAACGCCCACCCGACAGGAGAAACACGCATTGCAGCACCGTTGCCGAAAGAGTTATAGGGTTGCGGATTTTCAGAGTGCAGCCACGCATTGAACGAGCCACCATAACCGCCCATCGGATTGGGATACTTGCGACCCCAACGCTGGAGCGCAGACCCGAAGCCCTCCCCGGAGACGAGCGCATCAGCGACAGCTATCGTGCAGACGGTATCGTCCGTGAAAGAGCTGCGCTTCGAGAACAGAGGGAAGCGAGGATTTGAGGTGTTGGCGAATTCATAAGGCGAGCCAACGATGTCGCCGATTATTGCTCCTAACATAAGCAGTTCAGAGATTTAGATTACAAAGTTAAGTAATAGTTCGAGAATACGACGAAATTAGATCCATTTATGACGCTTTGAGACAACAGGCTCACGCTTGATGATGCAACGCTTTCCTGCAAAGGCTGCGCCGTCCGGAACTTTGAGGTTGTAGAGATGGCCGAGGGTACAGCCTATCTGCTCCACGGAGAAGACCTCGTAGATGGCGGCAAGCGACGAAAACAGGAAATATCGCTGTCGGGGCTTGTCGGCAAAGGGCGCTGCGAAGAACAGCACCCCATAAACATAACGACCGAATGGCATTAGACAGCAGGTATCAAAGAATTCTGAATATGGATAGCCACCCACCGAAGCTCGTCCTCGGTCAGAGCGACACCCGGATAGAATTCCCGGCAGAGCTCAGTGTCAGGGCGATCCCCTACAGGAGTGCGGAGAAAGTCATGGAGACCGCAGATGGGTTTAAAGATTCCCTCCTCCGAAAGAGGCAGAACGATATCCGAGGGGTCGAGGTCTGCAGCAATGGCAAGAGCCATGACAGCCTCGGTGGTCTTTTCTGCCCAGTCCTCGAAGACTTCAGCAGGGTTGTAATGCTTCCAAAGCCAATTCTCGAAGCGGAGCATTTCAAGATTACGCAGTTCTTTCATTTTACAGTACGGTTAATGGGTTCGACATTGAAGCGAGAACGGACATCCACGAGGATGCAGCCGGAGACATTCGAGTCCGGGCAGAAGATGCAGAGACACGACATGAGCGGAATCCAAGAGAACGCCACGCTCGGATAACTGAGGGCGAGAAACTCGCAGAGGGAAGCGAGTAGGTAATGGTCGGTGGTTTTGTATTGCAGAAGCATATCTGAAGAATTTGAGGGGCGACCCGGAAGCCGCCCCGGTTTTTATTTCCAATTTTTAGCAACTTCTTCGAATTCCTGATACACACCGTCCCGGAGAAAAAGCATATCGCCCGAACCGTCTCCCCACCAATCGGTGACATGAGACAGATGGCGACCAACTCCATCATTCGGGCAGAGCTTCTTGTAGATGGAGCGGAACATGGCGGAGATTTTACGACCTTTGAAATGACCGCCTCGATGAGCGTCATTCGTGCAATAGCCATAGCAGTGGACGGTCTCCACGTTTCCGGCATCATCAAGGAACTCATTGTCGCAGTCACCCCATGCGCCGTAGCGGATAGTGTCGAGGAGCAGAACAACTTCCTCCCCGGAAAGTACATCGATAATTTTTTGAGCTGTTGAATTCATAACAGAGAGTTAAAAAGGGTAGATTACTTGCGATAGAAAGAGAACTTGATACCACGGCGGAGCTTGCAGTGGGTAACATCGTTGTTGATGTCGCGCTCGGCACGACCGACAAACTTGTAGAACAGCTCCTCCCCGATAAGGGCAATCGCGCCGGACACGCCGACCAACACGTTCAGCTTGTCGCCGGAGGGCGAAAGACCGTTGACCTTGATGAGATAGTTGCGGTTGATATAGGAGGAGGGATAAAGGGAAGCAGTTGCAGATGCCATGATTTCAAGTTTTAGAGGGGCAGAACGCCCGTGGTTTATATTCACGACACAAAGTTACATTAACTATTCGGTTAATACTTCATCTTTTGAGAGAAAAATTAACCGAACGGTGTATTTTTAACAATTTAGTAGGGATTTCGCAAATATAGTATGTTGAATACATAGATAAGATGGTGCATAATTTTTTTCTCAAATTTTATATGCTTATATTGTAAACACATTGATAAATATTGTATCTTTGCGAATTAACTAATCAGTATAGCATTACAACATCGCGATGAAAAAAGAAATTCTTGAAGCTCTCACAACCAAATTTTCGGGGGTGTCAGTTTCCATTCTCGACAGGATAGCGACCAAGCTCGCGAAGACTGTCACAACCGCAGAACAGGTCAAGACCGCAGTAGAGGGAGTGACCATTCAGCAGGTCATCGAAAGCTACGGAGACAGCCGTGCGACCGAGGCCTCCGACACCGCTCGTAAGAACGCGGTGCAGGAGTACGAGAGCCGCTACGGACTGAAAGACGGAGTGAAGACCACAACCACCACAACTGGGGGCGAGCAGCCGACAGGTGGCACCGCAACCAATCCGACAACCGGGGGCGAGGAAGTCCCTGTATGGGCGCAGAAACTGATTAACGACTTCGCCGAATTCAAGGCTTCCAAGACAACCGAAACCCGAACCCAGCAACTCAACGCCGTAATCGGCAAATTGCCCGAACCCATGCGCAAGGCTTATGAGCGACTCCCTCTCGACAAATATTCTGCCGAGGAGTTCAACACACTTATCGCAGACATCACGACCGAGGTCGAGGGCATCGCTGACGATACGGCAGCGCAAGGGGCTGTCTTCGGCAAACCTTCCGCGTCAACAGGCGCACAGAACAAGACTGAACTCACCGAAGCGCAGAAAGCTGCAATCTCACATCGAGAGGGCATCCCTGCCAACGGTAATCAGCCTTTCTAAGTTTAACCCATCAACTCACTGAAGAATGGCAAAAATGACCGTAAAGAAAAGACGCGATGACCAGACACCTCGCGTCTTCATCCACAAGACAGCCGACATTCGTGGTGGCGTTTCTGTGGCAGCTTCGGAACTCGGTGGAGACTATCTCCGTGAGGGCGCAATTCTGAGCGCACCCGTCGATGGCATCACTCACGTGGTCAAGACCGCCGAGGTCATCGCCGAAGTCGCAGCAGCCGACACGACCATCAAGGTCTCGAAGTTCCACAACTTCAAAGTCGGCGACTGCATCATGGTTGAACCCGGCAAAGTCGCACACAAAATCACAGCGATCGACGAGACCAACAAGAAGTATGACACCCTCACGGTAAACACTGCACTCGGCGCAATTGCCCTCGGCGGTTTCATCGTCGAAGCCGCCGCAGAAGCGACAGGCGCAGAAAACAGCAAGTCGCAGCTCAAATATGAGCCGCAGTCCGTCAATGGCACCGGGCAACCTTTCGACCCCAAGTCGAACATCAGCACTGACGCATGGGTAATCGGTGTGACGCGCAACAACCCCGTCCCCGAATTCCTCATCGCCAAGCTGAAAGGAATCATCAATCTCTAACCCCCGATAAGCAATGGCAACAGTAGTAAATACACTTATCCACGGGCTGAATCAGCAGATGGTGGAATGTCGACTGAACAGCATCGACATGAAGCCCTTCCTTTTCGGCACTTACTTCCCCGTGAAGAAAAGAACCGGCTTCAATTGGGAGACGCTGACCAATCAGATCACAAAAAAGAACGTAGCCGCTGACCTTCACGCAGACAACGGCACTATCATCCGCAAGCGTCGTCCCATCTTTCAGAGTGCGAAAGGCGACCTTCCGTACATCGCCATTTCTCGTGAAATGACCCGTGCGGACATGAAGCGTTATCAGACAGAACGCGCTCTCGCCAAAGACGATGACGCGACCAACCTCGTCGAGTTTTGGGGCGAAGACGTGGACTTCTGCGCAAACGGTGTTCAGTCCGAGCTTGAATACATCGCATGGACGCTCCTGTCAAACGCTGGCGTGATGAAGTTCACGACCACGACCAACGCGACATTTGCAAACGAATTCGACCTCGACTACGATGTCGATGACGAGCAGAAAGTTGTCGCTCTGAGCGATTGGGGCAACAAGGTAACCGCAGACATCATCGGCGACCTCGTGAAAATCCGCGAGGAGCAGAAGAAATACGGACGCAATCCCAAGTTCGCCTTCATCAACCTGAACGAACTCTACCGCATCGCCTCGACCGACCAAATCATCAAGGCTTGCGCTTCGTTTGCGTCCAACGCCCTCAACATTTCGCAGACCCCGAACCTCGCGCAGATTAACGCGATGCTCAAGGAACAGGCATGGCTGGGTGGTCTTCAGCTCCGCGTCATCGACCAAGATATCACTCGTGAATTCGATGACAAGCCGGACATTACAGGAAACCCATTCGCCGACCACCGTCTCGTTCTTTCGGAAACCGAGAAGCTGGGTTCTACCCAGTACGACATCCTCGAAGATGACGACACGAGCCACTGCATCATCCGTGCCGTGCGCTCCCACACCGTCATCAAGAAGTATGGCACCATCGAGCCGAAAGGTGAGGTAACCATCGGCGAAGCCGACGCAATCCCCGTTCTCGACACGGCATACCGCAACGTCTACGTCCGCACCGACAAAACCTCATGGGATTAATCTCCCCGTAATGCGAAGCATCAATGGCACAAACCAACCTCGACGCATTAAAGAGCGTGAACGCTTACCCGATACCGCTGCGCACCCTCACGGAGACAGCGGAACGTCGTAATATTTCGCTTGCCGCTGAAGCCTCGCAGGAGAGTCTGCTTGGCAGGGATTATCTCCTGGCTAAAGCAGACCTCCTGCTTTGGCTCTCCGTCGCCCCGAACATTTCACAGGGCGGTCAGTCCTTCTCGTTTACTGATGAACAGAGAAAGGATTTCAAGCGACAGGCGTACGCGATTTATGACGTGTACGAGCCGATGGCAAATGCCGGGTGCGTCTCATACGGCTACAAAGGAGACAGACTATGATAATCGAGAACGGCACAATCGAATTCAAAGAGAAGACCCCCGGAAAGATTGACCCGGAGACAGGCTACCCCACTAAACCGACAGCGGTCGGCTGGAGCAAACCTATCCCTTGTCAGTTCCTGCCAAACAACCGCAACAACCTCGGTAGGATCAACGGCGAGCGTTTCACGACAGCCACCTACACGGTACTGATCGAGGAACAGGAGCTGCCCGAATCCGAGCAGATACGGCTGACGGACAGGAGCGGAAAGAAACTCGGAGAATTCTCATTGATTGCGCCCCCGGAAACCCTCGAAGCGGTCGGAGAGATAAGGATTTTAATATGACCCCGTGTGTTGCCCTGTGTGGCGTTTCTTTCGGTCGGGTGGAACAACCATACCATTTGCACGATAAATCGCCACAGAGGGCAAATTTGGAGAAAATAACTCACGGAAATGGGAATCACGCAGAAGACCCCGGCGGCAGAGATTGACGCTTACATTGAGCAGCAGGTGGAACATATGACAAATGCGCTTATTTACAACTTGCAGTTCATCGGCGAAAAATGCCTCAACGCCGCCCGTGAGACAAACTCCTACAAAGACCGCACAGGCAACCTCCGAAGCTCCCTCGGATACGTCATCGTTCTTGACGGAAAGATAAAATATCAGAGTGACTTTGAGGTGGTCATGCAAGGCGACAGCGGAGCAAAGAGCGGAATCCAATACGCGAAAGAGGTCGCCCGGCAATTCCCGGAGGGCATTGTTCTCATCGTGGTAGCCGGAATGCATTATGCCTCCTATGTCTCCGCCACGGGGCGAGACGTTCTCGACAGCGCGGAATTGCTTGCAGACAAACTTGTGCCGCAGATTTTGAAACAACTCGGATTTAAATAACACGACCTAATGGCTAAGACAGGAAAGCAGATACAGGGCGACATTCGCCGTCTCTTGAAAGACTCGACCCTTTACACCCAAATATCGGGAGAGGTCTATCGGAACGGCTACCGCCCACGAGACAGCCGCATGGAAGATGCGGTCGTGACATTCACTGCCGGACTGCCGGACCAAATACAGACAGGCGTGGTAACCGTCAACATCTTTGTGCCGGACATCGACCCCGAAGACAACGGCACATGGCTGGAGGATGGAAGACGAACCGAGGAGATAGAGAATCTCGCACAGGCATGGGTTGACAGCCTAACGGCAGAGGTCTCATGCTACAAGTTTAAGTTACAGCAAACAATCTACACGGAAGCCGAACCAAGTATTAATCAGCATTTCGTGGTCGTAAAACTCAAGTATGAGTATTTCGGATAAACAACAAATCAAAATTTAACAAAACGAATAATTATGGCAACAATTTCATGGGGTAAGCCCTCTTCTTTTGAAACAACTCCATCTGTTGACAGAGCTCCCGCCGCTGACGCCACATGGGAAAGCATCGAGACTCCCAAAGAGGGCACCTTGCAGATAAATGTCACGGAAGGTGCCGAACATACAGCCAACGAAGAAGGAGGTGGGCTCGTTGATATCCGCTTCGACGCCAACACCTACGAGCTCCAGTTTACAGAGTTTGTGAAGAAAGGCAAGGATCCGATATTCGAGGATGTCGACGGCGTGGTGGCCGGTGAGCATGCTTTCCGCTTTCTGCCGGAAGACGATACATGCGAAGGTCGTCAGATTGACTGCGCTATCGTGCGCGTAGTTGAGACCTTCACTACTGCCGAAGGCCTACTCCGTTTGCACAAGTGCAGATGCAAGAAACCCAAAACCGGTAAAACTGTCAAGAAGTACACCAAGACTGCGTAAGCACTACATTCCTAAGCGAGATGGAGCGGTGGTAGCTCGCTGTGTTTCTCCCGGCACAGAGGTCGTGGGTTCGAATCTCACTCTCGCTTCCAAAACAATACCACATAGAGATGGAAAAGACAATAGAAGAAAAGGTAGCCCAGACCATCCTCCAGCAACCGGAGGAGATAACCATCGGCGGCAAGACATATACCATAGCACCTCCGAGTGTAGCGACACTGATTCTTGTTTCAGGGTGGATCTCTCGTTTGCCAAACATAATTCTCGATGAAAATAAGATTATGGAGGAAAGCCTGTTCATAGCAAAAGATTGTGGAGAATTGGGGGATATCGCAGCCACGTTAATCCTTGGGGCAAAACACGTCAACGACATTGTGGAAAGCCGCCACACGGAAAGGAAACGGCATCTGTGGGGATTATTCAGCACGAAGCATACGGTAGTCAAGTACGAGACAAAGAAAGAACGATTGAGCCGGGAACTGCTGGAAGACACGACACCAAGAAACCTCCACAACATCGTCGCCCAAGCCCTTCTCAAAATGCAGGTCGGTGATTTTTTCGGGCTTACCACTTTCCTCACAGGGATAAATCTGATGCGTCCAACGAAAGTGGGAACAGAAGTGACAGCATCTGGGCAATGATATCAGGAATTGTAAAGGCTTTTAATCTCACGATTGATTATGTTCTTTATGATCTCAGTTATGTCAACCTCATGCTATATGGCGCATCGCTGCCCTCTTACAAAGGTCCTAAAGGCAAAAACGGGGAGGGGCAGAACAATAAGGTCATCAATGGAGACGATCCGACTAAACAGGCGGAAATAGACAAGTTATTCGACGAAACAAACAGGAGCTGATGGAAACAGATAAAGGCGGTCTGTTTTATGCAACAGGCATTGATAATTCGAAACTGAGGATAGATGCGGCAGAATCCCGAAACATTCTTGCCGGAATTGGTCAATCAGCCATACAGGAAGGCGCTCGAATGGATGCCGCGTTCAATCAGGTCGCAAAGACACTGGGTGGCCTTTTTGCCATCAGTCGACTAAAAGATACTGTCGCTCAGATTGTAGAGGTGCGCTCAGAAATTCAGCGTTTACAAACGTCGTTTAAGACTCTTGCTGGGGAAAGCAAAGGGGATGCGTTATTCTCTGAAATCAGACAGTTTGCCACTTCCACGCCGATGATGATGAAAGACCTTGCTGCGGGGGCGCAAACTATGCTTGCATTCAATATCGAAGCAGAAAAGGTCATGCCGATATTGAAATCTATCGGAGATATATCAATGGGTGACGCGCAGAAGTTCAACAGCCTCACCCTTGCATTCTCGCAGATGAGCGCCACCGGCAAGCTCATGGGGCAAGACCTTTTACAAATGATCAACGCCGGATTCAATCCCCTGTCAGTCATCAGCGAGAAGACCGGGAAGTCCATCGGAGAACTCAAGGAGGAGATGGAGCAAGGCAAGATAACCACCCAAATGGTGACCGAAGCCTTTATGTCGGCAACCTCCGAGGGTGGCAAGTTCTACGGAATGCTTGAGAAGCAGAGCCACGGAATCAAGGGCGCAATCTCTAACTTTGAGGGAGCGATCGACGATGCACTTAATGACATGGGAGCCTCCGTACAGGACACCACCATAGGCATCATCAACACCGGGACATACCTCGTTCAGCATTACGACACAATCCTCGACATTGTAGGAGTCCTCATTGCAACCTACGGCACATACCGCGCAGCCTTAATCGTAAATGCCGCAGTGGAGCAAATGATGGCGAAAGCCAGTGCGGAACGGATTGCACTGATAGAAGCAGAAATCAGTGCCGTAGGAGTAAAGACCGCACAGGAGCAGCTCGCCACTGATGCGGACATTGCAGCAGCCGTCTCCAAAGGAAACCTCACGGAAGCGGAGGGACTGCATATCCTCGCGCTCAAGAAGGAAGCCGCCGCACGAGTAGAATCCCTCGCCCTTGCCGCGAAACAGGCAGCAGCAGAACTCGCAGCAGCCACAGCAGCCCGACAGAACGCCGGAGTGCGCCTACAGGCTGCGGAAGCCAACGCCACAGCAATGCGCATCGAATACGAAGCCGCCCTCGCCAAAGGGGAGGTATTCGAGATAGCCCTTGCCAAAGAGCGGATGGAGACCGCGCAGACAGAGATCAACACAGCATCGCAGCAATACCAAGCAGCAGCCACTGCGGAAGCCACAGCAGTCAAGACAGCGCAGACAGCGCAGACAACTGCGAACTCCGCAGCGCAGCAGCTTAACAACATACAGGTTCAGCAGGGAACGGTTCAGACCGGGATATTTGCAACAGCCGTAAGGATGCTGACAAATACCCTCAAGGCTCTGTGGGCAACCATGATGAAACATCCGGGGGCATTGATTCTTGCAGCCGTTGTCGCATTGGGAGCAGCCATTTATAACGTCACGAAGAAAACGAAAGAACTGAGCGAAGAACAGCAGATTCTTGATGACGTGACCGGGCAAGCCACGGCAAAGGTTGCAGACGAGAAAACAAAGATAGAAACCCTCTCCGGCATCGTTCACGACAACACAAAGAAACTCGAAGAACGAAAGACGGCACTCCTTGCCCTGCAAGAGATTGTGCCGGACTACCACGCTGCGCTCACAGCAGAGGGCAATCTAATCAACGACAACACGGACGCGCTGAATCGCTACATCGACGCGCTCTTGAAAGCCGCCAAGCTCGAAGCCATCAAGGGAGGAATAACCGAGACCTTCAAGGAGCTGACGAACCTCGCAATGGACGTGAAGAACGACCGCTCCGATTATGGTGCTTTCTTGAATTTCTTTACATCTGACCAAAACATTGAAAAGAACAAGAAGCAATGGACGGCGTGGTATAACGATTTTATTAAAGATCCATCCAAATACACCCGAAAGGGACAGGGCGGACGAACCGAGGTCTTGATGGGCAGCGGTCTATCCGCTCAATGGCTTCATGCAGACATGGGCGAGGATTGGATTTCAGAATCGGAACGAGATCTCATAAAGGCAGCAGGGAAATACGCTGAATTTTCGCGTCTCTACAAAAATATTCTCGCCGAAGACGTAACCACCAACTCGAAGCCTTCAACAGCCCCTAAAAAATACAAAGACGAGGTCGCCGAACAGAGGAAAGCCCTCGCCGATGCACAGGCGGAAGTCAAAAGGTTGGAAGCAAGCGCGACCGCCACGACAGCCGAGGTAAAGAACGCCCATGATGCCGTTGAGCTTGCTGAGAAAAAACTTAAAGAGCTTGGCGTTGACATCAAGGCTGAACAAAAAAGTGGCAAGAATGCAAATCATATTGCGACAGAGACAGCTGAACGAAATGAGAAGATTCGGCAGTATTCTGAATCTGTGATCAAGGCTCAAAAAGAGGCTGAATTTGAAATCAGACAAAATGAGATAAACCTCCTCAAAGATGGTCTCGAAAAAACGCTCAGGCAAAATGACCTCAACTATGATCGGTTGATATTTGCTAACAAGCAGCGTAGAACCGACATGGTGGAGTCTCTACGCGACAAGGCGGAACTTGAGTGGACGAATGCTAATCCGAAGGCAAAAGATCAAGGAAAGGTGTTCGACCGGTCTGCCATCACAGAAAACGATTTGAGCGAAGAGCAAAAAAAGATTCTGATGCAGTATGAAACGCAGGCTCAGGAAATCCGCATTCAGGGTGAAAAGGAGGCCTTGGAGGCGATATTGGCCGATGTGCTGACCTACGAAGAGCAGCGTTTGAAGATTGCAGAGGAATACGCCCGTAAACGCGCTGCACTCTACACAGAGGATGAGAACGGCTTCAAAGTGCTTCGCACCGGGTTTTCGGAATCCAACGTCGCCGAACTAAACAAACAAGAGCGGAAATCCCTCAAAGAGCTTAACAGCCGCAGGGCTGCCGAACAGCTCGAGCAACTGAAAGGCGACATCAACTGGGACGTGATATTCGGCAACGTATCCAATCTCACAGGCAAACAGTTGAAGCTGATAAAAAAGCAGCTTCAGGAGTTCTACAACAGTCCGGCGTTCCGCATGGGCGCAACCCCTGAGCAGCTCAAGACCATTGCTGATGCAATGGAAAAAATCAATGAGGCCGAACGTAACAATTCCGGCTTCTTTGCAGGACTGAGCGATGCATTATCAACATACGATTCAGCAAAGCTTCGTTTCGAGAATGCCGAACTTGACCTCGATATGGCCAAGCAGACCGGCAATAAGGATATCATTGCCATCATGCAGAAACGCTACAACGAAGCGCAGAGCAACCTGCTCTCTGCTCAGGGAGCAGTAGGAGATGCCACAGATGCCGTTGTGACGAATTTTAAGACTGTGAGTTCCGCTTTATCTTCATTATCAAATGAAGCGGGTCTCTCTTTAACGCAACTTGGTGGCACCATCGAGACCTTAATAAATACATTCGGTAATTCCGGCTCAAAGATAGGGGGTATAATCAGTGCCGCCCTCTCTCTGCTTGATGCTATCGGTAAACAAGGCCTCGACGGATTTGTAGGAAAGGTGCTCAATGGCGTTTCTCAAGGCGTTGGGGGAGTTCTTGATACGGTAGGCGGCATTTTCGGCATTGATGGTCTCGGAGGATTGTTTAACGGAGATTCCCGAAAGGAGAAACGCATTGAAAGCCTTCAGGGAAGTATCGATTCGCTGACGCGGTCGAATACCCGGCTTGAACGAGCCAATTCCAAACTGTATTCACGAGAGAAAGCCTCCAACTATGGCAGTCAGATTGACAACCTCGAAGCGCAAAAGCGTCTCATCCTTCAGCAGATGGCCGAGGAGGAAGCCAAAAAGGACACCAACGATGACCGCATACAGGAATGGCGCAACCAGATTGAGGATATCGGCCAACAGATTGCCGACCTGAAGGAAGCTGCGAAAGATGCCATCATTGGCGAAGACATAACTACAAGCATCGATAATTTTGCCACGGCAATGGGAGATGCCTGGGGACGCACTGCCGACAAGGCCAAAGCTGTAAAGGACTATGTCCGAAGCCTGCTGCGGCAAATGGTTGTTGAGGCCATGAAAACTGATCTCACGCAACCTATAACGCAGTTGCGTGAAATGATGCTCGGATACATGTCGGACGGCATTGTGTCGGACGTGGAACAGGCAGAAGCTCAGAGTTTTATGTCAAAGGTTAGCAAAGACATCTCTGACCGATATAAATGGGCTGATTCGATTCTTGGCGGTTCTGCGTCCGGACAAGACGGAGCCACAAAAGGTGGATTTGCTACTGCGACCCAAGATAGCGTCGACGAGCTTGGTGGTAGGGCTGCCGCTATCCAAATATGTGGCGAGGCACGCCGTGAACTCTTGACCAACATCCGCGTAGACGTAGCCGAGCTGAAAGCCCAAGTAGCTGCCGGTGCAGAGATTAGTGCCGAGATGCGAGGGCTTATGCTTATTGCGGCCAGCCACCTCGAAACCATCGCCCGCAACACAGATGAATTATACGAAATGAACGAACGGCTCGGAAAAATCGAGCGAAACACCCGATGAATATGACAACACCCGATATACAGACCAAGTCTACAGTTGATAAAATCCGTGCCGGCGCGAGAGAGCTCGGGGCATGCAACAAGGCCAACGGCATCCGTTCGTTCGCGGATGTGGCGAATTCTTTGTTTTCGCCTCAAGGCAGGGAATTTGCCTTAAAACATGATTTCCCCACCATCGAATTGTGGCGATCGGCAAAATCGGAATGCTCCAACCTGTCAGAGTATGAAATTTATGTTGATGTCCCGACACTCACTTTGCATCTTGATGGGATGCGGCAGCACGTGGCTCTCATCGGAGATACAACAGCAAGGATTGATATTGATGCGCCTGATGCGTTGCATCATATCATCCTGATGCACGGAGCATCGGTTGAAGTGAATGCCTCAAATTATGCCACCTTCACCCTTGAAGCCGATAAATCCTCAGCATATATCCTTAATCTCGATAACACCGCAAAAAGATTATGAGCGCATCAATGATTATAAACGGCACGGATGCCCGCACGGCATGGGGTGTAGTTCCTGCGCCGGGATTCACCGCCGCACTTCTCGCCCCGGCGCCATTGAAAAGTCCGGTACAGTCAGAGATAAGGTTTGAACACGGCACGCGAACCATGGTAATACCAAAGCTCGCCAAACGTGACATAACGATGGAACTGAACATCCTTGCAAACAATCCTCAGCAATTTCTCACGCGCTACAACGGATTTATTTCTGAACTTCACAAGGGTAACCTCGATATTGAAACTGATGCTATCCCTGACACCGTGTTCCATTGCAGGTTCGTCAGCGCAACGCAGTTCTCTCACTTTTCAGGTCTCGCAAAAATAATCCTCAAGCTCGAAGAGCCTAATCCTGCCAACAGAACATGATTACAGACATTGCTTTACACAGCGCATCCACTGGACAACAGATTGCAACCGTTGCCATCGGAACCGGAAGTAAACGATATTTCCAGCTGATGAAGCACGACTATGTGGAATTGAAGTTCAGTTCTTACCAGCCGTTCAGGGTGAACATCGGCGACTGGATTATGCTCGACAGCATCGGTCGCTATGAGGTGACAAAACCGTTTGACCCGGCTGCAAATTCATCAGGTGAATACGGATATGAGCTTCAACTTAACGCTCAATATTGGAAATTCGCCAACAAGCTGATGAAGTTCATGCCGCAGATCGGTGGCAAAGAAACCTCATGGACCTATACTGGCACGATGGCAGACCATGCAAACATGGTGCTGTGCAATCTTCGTGCGCTCGCATTCAAACGCACCACAGCAGGCACTGAACAATTTATCGCAGGGCGCGAGGGCTTTTGCCCCGGTGGCGATAAGGATGTTGCATGGGAAGCGGTATGGGATGAGACCGTTGATGCCACCAAGGCCGTCACGCTCAAATTTGACAGCACCAACATCATTGACGGCATCGGCATGATTGCCACCGAACTTAACTGCGAATGGTGGTTTGTCAATAATACATTGCACTTCGGGCGTTGCCTGGTGGGTGATGATAACCCCGTACAGCTTGAAAAAGACAAGGAGTTTGCCACCCTCGACGGTCGCGAAACCAACGAGAACTATGCCACACGCATTTTCGCCTACGGAAGCACACGCAACCTTGCAAGCACCTACCGTAAGGAGCTTGTGTTCGAGGTCACTCAGTCTTCGGGGAGAGACATAGTGGACGGCACGCGTCCGCTCCGGCCTGAATGGTTTAACAAGACGGCAATACAGACTGAGTCCACTGTGCTGAAAAAGACTGTGGCACGCTCGGGGCTGACCGTTCCGCTGCGAGTGAACGGCATGACGCACACCAAAAGCACACAGATAGCCGACTTTACTCTTGACAGCCTCCCGGCAGGAAGTTATGCGATAACCAACAGCGCATCCGGAGCTTTCCGCGTCGGTGTAACCATCAAAGATTATTCCGGCAATCATTCCGACCCGACAGCTGCTCCCGAATGGTCCGGTTTAACATCCGAGGTGTGGATTGCCGTCACAGGCAAGATGGGTGTCAACAATACCCAATGGGACTTCAACACCCATAAAACAGATTCGCCACAGCGCAATCTTGACTGGGAAAGACCGACATACTTTGCACTGACCGACAACGGAGAATATGCAACCGGCTTTGACCTCCCTCTCGAACTGCATGACGTACATATAGCCGTCCTGATCCGAAACAGAAATGTGGCATATGAGGACGATTCGTACAATGTCACCTCTTTTGTTGACATTTCATCGCAGGGCGAGCTTGAAGTGGTCTGCAAAACTCCGGCAAAGAAAATCGAGGGACTTACAGTCAAAGTCCTTGATGGCTCAGGTGCGGTGTCACGAACGATTGCCGGTGTGACATTGAATCCCGACTTTGATACCGACGAGACGGAGGCCTCCACGTTGCGGTTGCCTTCCGGTGATTCATTGGCAGTCGGCACAAAGTTTCAGCTTCCCGACTTGCGACGCAATCTGGTCCCGGCATCTTACTTCACGAGTATCTACGCCGCCTTTGAGAAATATAACGACATCACGGTAAACGGAATTGTCACACCCCGGCTCATGCTTCCGCTCCATGACGAGAACGGAGTGGCAATCAACGGTTACATCGATGCATGCCCATTCACAAGCGAAGAAGAAGCCATCGAAGATGTTGTCGTTTTCGAGGATGTCTATCCGTCACGAGTAAGTGAAATCACGGAACTTTGGCGCAGCGAGGAATATGCCGATGAGACCGAGGAGCAGGATGGCAGCGTGACCACCGAAACATGGCGTGCGTTCGTCTATCAGGATGACCTCTTTAACGAGAACAATCCGTTCGATGCCGATGCTTACATGATTAACGGCGAGACACTCCGGATAACATTCCAAAGCGGGATGCTTAACGGGCAGACATTTGAGGTGAGATACATCGCCGAGAGTTGCGGTTTTGAGATTATACGCGATAACGATACACTTTTACCTAATGACGTTGTATGCCCCAAAGTAGGCGACAAATTCATTCTGCATGGGTTCAACATCGCCATGCTCTCCGATGAGGCAACCGATTATGTGGACCTTGCGGAACAGGATTTGCTGGCCAAAACGCGCGAGTACATCAAGAACCTCAATCTCGACCCATCAGCATATCGCATTCCTCTTGCGTGCGATTTCGCTCAGGAGCATTGCGCTGATATCCCCGGAGCGGCATGCTTTCCAATCGGGCAATCGGTAAATATCGTTTATCCTGAATACTTCGAGAATGGCCGCAAAAGCCGTGTTATCGGTTTTGAGATTCCGCTGGATATTCCCTACGACAATCCCATTTACATCATCGGGGAAAAGCCTCAGTTCTCACGAATCGGTGCCATCGAAGATAAGCTCAATAACGAGCTTAAGATTGCCGGGAGTGTCGTTGCATCCAGCTCATCAGGAGGAAGCTCGTCGGGTGCATACATCATCAAACGCAATGACACCACGCCTGCATCAGACGCGAACCTGTTCAGCGCTGCAAGGGCAAAGGTTGAGTTTGCTCTCAAAACGGCGGTACAGCGAATCACCTATTTATGGAAATTCATCCGTGGTGCCGAGTTCGGCGAATATGTCGAAGGGCAGACTGGCGGCAAGATGGATGCCGAGGGCAATGCCGAGGTCAAAAACTTGCGCGTGCGTGGAAAGGCTATATCAAATGCTGCTTTCGAGGTGGGCGAGTTTTTGGCGGGAGTGAGCGGGGGATTTTTCGGGATCGACCAAAACGGGGATTCTTACCTGGAGGTGGCGCGGCTGTATGCGAGGGTGCGTGCGGTGTTCGAGGAGCTGACGGTGGTAAAGACGGGTGTGCTCGCCGGCAAGCAGTACATCACTCCCGGCGGCGGCATCGTCTGCACCAAGGTGGAGGAGGTGACCAATGCCTCCGGCACGCTGACCGGGTGGCGCTGCTACTTCTTGTCGGAGCAGGACGGCGAAAAGACCGAGTGCAAGTTCCGAGCCAACGATCAGGCCATATCTGCGGTGTTCAACGCCGCGACCGGCACGGCCAACAAGGTGAGCAACCACCGCTACTGGAGGCTTGTGACGGCTGTTGACAACGATGCCTACACCGATGACAGCGGCAACCACTACGGCTACATCGAGCTTTCGGCCACCGACTGCGAGGCCGGGAGCGACACGCCGCAGGCCGGCGACGAGATATGCCAGTTTGGCTACCGTGGCACCGACGAGCCGCGCCGACAGACGGCCATGGTGTTCTCCACGGTCGACGCCGACGCGCCGAGCATCAAGCTTTTCCGTGGCATCAACTCCTACTCGCTGGAGGGCAAGGCCGTGGTGCAGTTCGGCGTGGATGCGCAGAGCGGCAAGGTGTTTTTCCGGCTCGGGGCGTCCGATGCGACGCACTTCCTTGACTACACCGAGGCCGGAGGCCTGCAGGTGGCGGGCAAGATTTCGACGCTCTCCACGCTTGACGACACCAACACCACGCTTGGCACGGCCATCAACAGCAAGGTTGAGGACACGGACGTGCTGTGGAGGCTGCACACGTCGCAGACGGATGCCCCTGCGCTTCCGGTGCTGGGTGCTGACGGCACGATTACCGACCTTAAGGGCTGGCAGACGGATGCGCCTGCTGTCGTGTCGGGGCAGTTCGTGTGGACAACCACCTACGTGCGCTACGGCAACGGCACGGCCAAGTTCGACGGCACGGCGTGCGTGACAGGCCGCGACGGTAAGGATGGCAAGGATGGAGCACAAGGGCCACAAGGTGTTCCCGGCAAGGACGGCGCAAACGGTTTGACCTATTACACATGGATTCGCTATGCCGACGATGCCAACGGTTCGGGCATCAGCAATAATCCCACCGGGAAGAAATACATCGGCCTCGCCTACAACAAGGTCACCGCCACCGAGAGCAACACCCCATCTGACTACACATGGTCACTGATTCAGGGGGCAAAAGGTGACAAGGGAGATAAAGGCGACCCCGGACAGCAGGGATTGCAAGGCTTGCAGGGTGAAAAAGGCGAGCAGGGCATTCCCGGAACGCCGGGTGCAAACGGCGCAGACGGCAAGACGTCTTATTTCCACATCAAATATGCTCCGGTGCAGAACCCCACGGCGGCGCAGATGACTGAGACGCCCTCGGACTATATCGGTACTTATGTGGATTACACGCAGGCCGACAGCACCGACCCGTCGAAATACACTTGGGCGCGGTTCAAGGGTCTGCAGGGTGCCGACGGCTCGCAGGGCATCCCCGGTACAAACGGGGCGGACGGCAAGACCTCATACCTGCACATCAAATACTCAAACGACGGGGGCAAGACGCTGACCCCTGCCACCGGAGGACTGGCCATCGGTGAGACGCCGGGCGACTACATCGGGCAGTACACCGACTTCACTCAGGCCGACAGCACCGACGTCACAAAATACACGTGGAGCAAAATCAAGGGCGACCAAGGTGTGCCTGGTGCAAAAGGTGCTGACGGCACGCAATACTGGACGTGGATAAAATACTCCGACAATGCCGACGGCACGGGGATGTATGACACTCCGAATGCGCTGACCAAATACATAGGTATCGCGGTCAATAAGACCACACAGACCGAGAGCAACAACAAGGCCGACTACACATGGAGCCAGTTCAAGGGTGATGACGGCGCAAGCTACTCCAATAACATGCTCGTGGGGACAAAGGATTGGAGCGGGGATTGGGTCTACATCTCCAATGGCACCATTACCACTGACACATACATGGGGTGTGTCATATTTCGGACATCGGCACGTTGGGGACAGACCGGGCAGAACATCGAGCTACAACCTGGCACATATACATTCAGTGTATGGGTCAAGTCTGATGTCTCAGGATTAAACCTTAACGTTTACCTGACCGAAGCACAATGGAAACGTGTCAGAAGCACGACGGAATGGCAGAGGGTGTCCCTGACGTTCACGCTCACTGCGGCTGGGACTTACAGACCACGACTGGAGAAGCAGGACGCGGGAAACGACGTGTTTTACATGGCAGGCTACAAACTTGAGGAAGGCGCAAACGACGCCCCCACATGGTCACCCCATCCCTCGGAAATGGTTGCCACTCCGGCGAAGCTGGTAATTGTCAACGCTCCTCAGCTTATGTTCACCTACGAGAACAATTTTGCAACGATTGTAGGTGCGCAGCAGATTGTGATTCAATCCACGCTACAGGGCACGACCGGGCGGCAGTGGAGTTACCGTCCCGGAAGTGCTTCGGGCTTCACAGACTATCCCGGCGCCACAGGCGAAACATTCACGGTTCCGCACAACCATTCGACTTATTTCCCCAACGGGGCAAAGTCGTGCACGTTCCGCTGCACTTCCGGAGGCGTCTACGACGAGCTGACAATCTCCAAGGTCAGCTCGGGTGGCAAGGGCGACAAGGGCGAAGGCTACACACCAAATTTGCTCAAAGCATCCAATGTGCAGCTGAACAGCACAGGCTACCTCTTGGGCAAATATGACTGGGACAAGCGTCCGCCGGTAGGCACGGTGGTCACATTGACCGTCTGTGCAAAAATCGGCGGCAAGGACACACATTTAGAGATACACCAGAACAACGGATTTAAGGTGGTATCCAACTTCACATCCACGACCGAAACAATAAAAACTTTTAAGTTCACGGTTGAGGACGGCTCGCTTGGCGATAACAGTTGGGGCATAGGGTTCTGGCGTAAGCCGAATGACAACGATTTCGACCCCGGCACATATGTAAAGTGGGCCACGGTTACTGTTGGCGACACTCCTCAGACCGAATGGATTCCCGCTGCCTCAGAGATGGTGGGCGAAGATGCCATCACAGTGATATTGGGTAACGAGGCGCACATCTTCGAGGGTGACACCAACGCCGCCAAAGGGGGCTTCACCGACTGTGCCGTGGCCGTCTACAAAGGTTCCACCCGCATTGCCGCCACCATCAACACTCCCACCGAGGGGGTCGGGGACGGGATTACCGTCTCAAACATCACCCACCCCACAGCCACAGCAGACGGCAACATCCGCATCAACATCGCCGCAGGCACAACGCGGCGGCAGAATGTGGTGATAATCCCCGTGACCGTCGGGGGCAACGTGATAAAGAAAAAGTTCTCTTGGAGCGTATCGCTGGAGGGCACTCCGGGCGCGAACTTCTCGGAAAACCTGCTTGCAGATGCCGAGTTCCGAGGCATGGCAGCTACCGAAAAGGTGGCGAGGTGGTATAAATATACCAATGTGTCGGTGGATAACACCCACATGATGGAGGGGCGTAACTCAATGAAATCAGCTCAGAGTGGCCTGACCACTGACAGCTATCGCGGAGTGTCACAAACTTATGAGATTGATGTAAAACCTGGCGACGTGTTCACGGGAAGCATATGGACGTATTGCGAAAATATTTCTGATATAAAAGCCGCCGCATTGGAACTGATACCCTACAATGGGAGCACGCGCCTTGACCCTACACACCGTGTCTCAATCAGGCCAACCAAAGTTAATGAATGGCAGCAGTTTCATGTATCGGGCACAATGCCTGCAAATACCAATCGAGTAGTCTTTAACTCTTATGTCACACTAAACGGCACGATGTGGTTCAGCTCGCCCAAGCTGGAGCGCGGCAGCAACCCATCGCCGGTGTGGACACCCAACCCC